AATAACTTTACCAATTCGAATTATGTTACTGACCCTACGAAATAATTCCGAAATATCTTTTCCTTGTTCAATGCTCATTATGTGTTTCCGTTTGGTACGTCAAAGTGAATGTCAATTTGATTGCGCCATATATCTTGTTGCCATCAATGCTCATATCTGTTTCGGTGCTTTTGAAACGCAAAACTGCATTCATTCTGTTTGGCATTTCCCACCCATCAAACAACCTTTCGATTGTTTCTGCCATGGTGTCCAATTTGTCATCCAAATCATCTTTGCCAATGTCAATTGCCTCAATTGAAATTTCCAAATCGCGAAACAAATTTCCAAATCCATCTGTATCCCATCTTTCTTTTTGGATCGTTTCGTTTGTTGTATAAACAAGTATGGCTGGCATATCTTGTTCGAACAAAACCTTTGATCGTGATGTGAATACATTCTCAAATTCTGTTCGCAATTGTTGTGCAATTTGTTCTCTGATGTCTTGTCTTGCGTGTGTCATTCTTCATGTAGAACCAGTTTTCTTGATCCGGGAATATGATGTTCAATATCAATGATTTGATATGTCACTCCCCATATCTCAACATAGTCGCCTTGTTTGGGTTTTGAATAATTGGCTGGAAAATCTATCAACCGGACAAATAAAACTATCTTGGCCGATGATATATCCGCGCCCGCATTTTTCAATTCTATTTCCATGTAACTTTTATGGAAATCGCCTGTAATTTCAAACGGTGCAAACTGGCTATTCTTTGGGCGGTACGTGACCGGCCGCCCAAAGATATCCATGCTTGGTTTATTAACAAAATTATCAAAATCAAACATCGTTTTATTCTGTTTTTGTTAAGGTCACTTGGCATGCTTGCTGCCAGTATCCATAGCCGACATTGCGCCATGTATCCACGCCATATTGGTGTGCATCATGATCGAATTCATATTCTGAACCCTCGGCTTTGGCTTTGATCTGGACCGCTGTTTCTTCTTGGCGGATGAATGCTTTCACATCGCCATCTGCGCGGAAAACATAAATCTTGTTTCCGGTCAAACGTGGATTTGCCGCCACCCCGATATCAAGATCTGCAAAAACCTTGACCGGGTTGCTTGCGCCGCCGACAGACAATGGTGCCGCCAATGCTGCCTTGGCAACGAACCATAAATTCACTGGTACCATGACCAAGAATTTTGATGCATTTTCATTCATCGGTTCGCCTTGATCATCTTTGAAACTGATGATCTGTTGGATGCCGGCCAATATTGCCTCGCGCAATGCTGCCTCGGTTGGTGCATCCGCTGTTCCAACTTCGCCGTTCACTGATGCAGTCGCCAAATCGAATTCGATTTTGTTTGATTGCACCCCGGAACGACCCTCTTTGTGATCATCCGCAAAGAACTTTTTGCCGTCATAGCATGGCAATGTTTCGCCATCGGCTATCAATTTGGACAATAACAATGCCCAATGGCTGTTTGTTCTTGTCGCCAATTCGCCAATGCGAACTTGAATTTGCCCGGTCTTATCGCGGCGCAAGTGTTTCAATGGGATATCCAGTGTCGCCTCGAAATGTTTATTTTCGATTGTGATACCATTGGATGTGAATCCTTTGGCATGGCGGCCGCCGGCCCATTCACGCATAACCGGGGATTGGCCGATCCATGCGTATTCTTCTGTGTCTTGATCCGAAGTAAAATAATTCGAAATGGCGGTTATCCATTCCATCCCCGAATTTTCGTTCAAGCGTTTATAAAATTGGCCTATGATGGCCCGAGACGATAATTTATTCATTATTGACCCCCATTTTGTTCAGTGTTGTCTTCTGGTGTTGTTTCGGTTCCCGATGTGTCATCGCCGCCACCTGGTGTGTCGGATCCGGCTGGTGTATCTGTTCCACTTGGTGTGTCGCCGCCTTGTGTTTCAGTGCCAGCAGGTGTTTCCGGTGTATTTGATGCCGGTGTTTCTTCGGTTGTCGTTTCCGCTGCGGTTTCTTTCACATAGATAAAATCAAATGCAACAATCGCATGTGCGGAATCTTCCAATCTCAAAACCTTGCCGAAATAATCGCCATCGGATCCCAGCGCAAATGTGTCATCATCTGTTGCCACAACATCGCTGCCGATACTGGTTTGTGCCAAACTGGCAATTTCTAAACAGATTTTGCCTTTGGCTTTTACATCCACTTTTTTGTCGCCGGCTTGGCCATTGCGATTGTCTATTTCGTCTTTTGCAAAACCGACAATTTTATCGCCTGCCTGGAATGGTCTTGCGTATCCATCATTCAATCCCAGCAACATTCCTTGGAAGATATGCACACCGGCCGCAACTGCGACTGTGTTTGTATCTGCCTGTGTTTCAAAGTTTCTAACTACATTCTTTGTTATCTTGGCCATTCTTATTCCCCTTTGGTTTGGATTTTGATTTGACCGTTTTCGCGTGCAATGCAATAGGCGATAAATGCATCCTTATCCCCATTGAATTCACTGCGAATGTCTGGATTGCTGTTCCATTCATTCTTTGCACGTTCTTCCGGTGTTGCGCCTTTGTTTGTTTTTGCCACTGGTTTGGTGCTTGGTGTAACCTGTGGCATCGAATTTGCGGCCTTTTTCAGACCGTTCAGATAATCGCCGCCTTTGGCTTTTTCTGCTTTTACAATTTGTAATGCCAATTTTTCCGCTGTCATATTTGGATCGGCTTTCGCTTTGGCCAGCAGGTCTTCATGTCCTGCAACCGCAACTTCATCCAATGCCAAAAGACGATCGCGTTCTGCTTTCGCGCCCTCGGCTCGATACGCAGCAATTTGGTCTTTTGTGATGGCTTTCTTTGCGTCCATGCTGTTTTCTCCTTTGTTGTTTTTGGTTGAAAGTTTCTTGATGGTTGTTTCGTAATCCCCGATCTCATCGGCCATGCCAGCATTTACTGCTGCCTCGCCGACAACCACACCGCCTTGGCCAAAATCGCTTTTGACCGTATCTGTTCCGACATTTCGATACATGGCAACCGATTGAATAAATTCGGCCTCCAATGCATCCAATTCTGAACGGATTGTTGCCTCGCCCTCGGGTGTTCTCGGGTCCGGTCTTTTGTTCTTCGCATTCGAAGAAACAATTTCTATTTGCTTATATCCATCTGCATCCGGTTGTTCTTGAACTGCCACGCTGGATACAACCCCAATGCTGCCCAACAATGCCGTTTTTTGTGCGACAATGTTGTTTGCTGCTGATGCCAGCCAGTATGCTGCCGAACAACAATTGCGGCCGACATATGCCCATATCGGCTTTTTCTGTGTTGCCTTGCGAATGGTGTCCGCCATTTCGGACGGTCCAACTGCCACGCCGCCGGGGCTGTCGATATCCAACAAAATGGCATTGACCTCTGGATTATCTATTGCCGCCTGCAAATCTCGGGCCAACAATTCCAATGCTGTGCCACCCATCAGAAAAGTGAATACATCGGCGCGTGGCGTGATAATTCCATGAATTGGTATAACTGCCACTCCATCGCGAAATGTCGTTGTGTATGTATTTACCAATGGTTTTTGCGCAAACAAAGAAAGGCCCGATTGGACCTCTTTGAATGTTGATGCGACCAATTGCATTGCACTTGGTTCAATTGCCCAATGCTTTGCGAATGTTTGAAAATCATTCTTCATCTGTATCTTCTTTTTCATTGCTGTTCTCTATGGTTGCGGTTAGTCCTGCCTCGGTTCGTAGTTTTTGTTCCTTGGCGCGTTGAATGTGTTTTGTTTCCCATGATCCGCCAGTGATCTGTGCTGTTTCTTCTTCCAATGTCGAAACCCCCAAATCAACTCTGTATGCTGCGGCTCGGATTTCTTTCAATTGGTCAATCTGGCCCCTTGGTGGTCCGATCCATTCGGCACCCAAATATGCCGCCCGGACAAATGGGTCTGAAAAAAATCCTGGTGCATCCAGGAATCCTTTTGCTATTGCCTCGGCAATGACCATTTCATAAACCGGCTGGCAAAATTGGTTCGCCATCCATGTGCGCCGCGCACTGAATGTTTTCCATGCCTCGACCAATGCTGCTTGTGCCGCTGAATAACTTGCTGTGAAATGCTTGATCAATATTTCGAATGGCAATTCCAATGCCACACCAATTTGTCGCAATATTGATTGAACAAATCCATCAAATGATTGGTTCGGTCTTTTCGGGTCTGCGATCTCAATTGCCTCATTGGGTTGCAAATCCAAAATGGCCCCGGGCGACAATTTATAATCGCCATTGCGTGGTGCGGTGGTTGTTTCTGCACCACTCATTGGAACCATCGGCTGCAATCCCTCTTCGGATTCTGTTTTTACAAATATCGTGAACATGGATGATATCACTGCCGCCATTATTTCGGCCTCGGTGTATCTGTCCAATTGTTTCAAACTTTCGATCACTGGTGCCAAATATGGAACGCCCCGGGTCATCCCAGGTCTGTTCCGGTTAAAAACATGCAAAACCTGTCTGTATCCGTTTTCATCAAATGCCGGAATCTTTGCATATTCCAGCGCACCTTGATCATAATCATCCGGATGATGATTGGCGACATGGTATGCAACTGGCGCACCGTCATCATCCAATTCAATCCCGGCAACAATCTTTTCATTTGTTTCATCTGGATCGGCAACCCGATCTGCCTCCACAATTTGAATTGATG